CATTACGCGACTTGACCCAGAGCTTCTTTAAGCGAGTAGGAGTGACACAAACGCCTTTAAAAGCGTCCATGCCACAAGATTCGCGAAAAGAGCCCGTGATGCAACACTTGGACTTGTTCACCTTGAGGCGAACCAGCTCAAGACATTCCACCACCACCGGGGCCCACTCCGTGGGAACGATAATATCGTCCCCATAGACAAAGACCCGGCGTCCGACTTCCTGGCGCTGCAGCCGATAACGGCGAGCGATGGCAGCCACTGCTATTGCCCAAAAACAGAACGCCTCAACGGGAAAGCACAAAGCTGAACCCATTGGAGCGAACTTATTCAAAGGCAATATCCTCCCATCTGGGAGCTTGGTGGCGGTCGTTCTCGTGGCTAAGAGAGCTTTAAGCGTCTTTTCGTTATGAGCGAAAAGGCGACTAACCAGCTCAACAGAGACACGATCAGAGGCCTCCTTGAGATCAAGCGTAGCGTACTCTTGTGTCAGTGATGACTCAAGGGCCAGTTTACGATTGACCTCTTGGTCGGTAAAGTTGATCTGGCCCTTGGTCATCCAGAAGGATTCCAAGTGTTCAACCAACTTTCGTCCAAGACCCTGCTGGATCCACTGGTATTCCAATGGTTCGCAAGATATAAGACGCGGACCTCTCGAATCTTTTGGGACGAGTACCACCTTGGCGACACCAGTTTCCTGGCGCCTCAAAGATTTGTACCAGCCCAGCCGATCCATCAGCTCTCTCCCCCCGCCTACGATATAGTAATCGTAGTAGGGGTAGACACGGTGAATCCCGGAATAGAGGCGGCTGAAAAGCCACTTCTCTTCCAGACGTTCCCCGGTCGCAACGGCCCCTGGACCATGCTTTGGAATGATATCCATCGGATCGAAATCCATCAAGATATCGCGAATGATGTACGACGCAGCAGCCAAAAGGCCGTCCGTCGCAGAATCACTGCCCAGTTCGAGTTCCCGCTCAGTAGCTTCGAAGTTTGCGATCACTCGCTCTTCCGATGCTTCCGAATACGGCAACTCGAGCTTGTAAAGCATGAAGAGGACTTGACGAAGGTGCTTTACAGCACCTGGGTCAGCCTCCTCCAGGAGACTACCATCCCAAGCGAAAACCCGTTTAAAGTACGCCTGCAGGAATGCAGGTATACCTGTACACTTGTGAGCTCTTTTGAACTCACGTGGTACACAGAAGCGGGTCTCTACCAATCCAAGATCAAGCGCTTTACCTAAAAGAGGTAAGGTCTTGGTCAGGAAAGATAGTCCCTCTGACTCGTATCGGTCACATAAAGTGCGCCGATCCATGTCGAGGTCTTTTCTTGAGGTGATCCCAAGCGGATCTTGGTCAAGGACCGACAGTACGATATCGAGGTATCCCTCGCCATGGCTGTTACGCATTCCCAT